GATGATACCCCTGGAGCAAATAGCGGAATAGATGGGGGATCAGGAGGGGGAGGCGGCAGTCCAAACGGAGGAGCTGGCGGCGGTAATACACCTCCAACTACTCCACCTCAAGGACAATCAGGCGCAACTGGAAGACCATGTAATGGATCGGGTGGAGGCGGAGGAGCAACCAATTCTCCTCAAGCAGCTAACAACCAACCAGGACCAGGTTCTGCAGGAGGATTTGGTGGCGATGGAGCAGCTACACATATTAATCCAAGCACATGTGTCGGGACAGATGGACCAACTCCAGGAAGATGGTTTGCTGGAGGAGGACAAGGCGCACCTGGTGCAACACCAAATGCTAGAGGCGGACGAGGTGGAGGAGGTAGATGGGCCCCTCTCGGCACACCAAATCCTTGCACTCCTAGTACACAAAAAGCAGGTAAAGCAAACACCGGAGGAGGCGGTGAAGCTGAATTCGCTGGTGGATCTGGAATTGTAATCATAAGGTACAAGGTCGCATAACATGGCTCATTTTGCAAAAATATCGGAAGAAAATGAAGTTTTAACTGTCTTAACTATAGATGACAGAGAATTATTAGATGGAGGAGTTGAAACAGAATCTGTTGGTCAAGGTTATTTAGAAAAACATAATAATTGGCCTGCACATTTATGGATTCAAACTTCTTACAATACAAATGAAAACACACACAGCCAAGGCGGCACTCCTTTTAGAGGAAACTATGCAGGAATAGGATATACTTGGGATCCAGAAAATCAAATTTTTTGGAGGCCACAACCTTTTCCTTCGTGGATAAAAGATATACCAAATGCAAAATGGGTTTCTCCAATCGGAGATAAACCTGCGTTAACAGCAGAACAAATTTCACAAAAAGAAGCTGGCACACATTACTGGTATTATAATTGGAATGAATCAGGACAGACTTGGGATTTGACTGACGGTTTAGCCGAGGTTAGTTAAGGGACTTGACTAAAGGTTTAGCATAGTTTATAAATTTTTATATTAAACATATAAAAAATATGCACAAGAAAGTATTAAGTGAACAGAGTTTATATTATGGCGAAGTTAACATGCCTAAACATTGGGAGATAGATAGAACTTATTTATCTAATCAAATTTTATATTCTAATTTAACTAATAAAGAATTTTTATTTTCTCCAACTTGGGACAAATTAAATAAATATGTTATAGAACATATTAATGTTAAGCATCACTTACAATTAATAAATCAAAAAACTTGGGGAAAAATTTATAAACCTTTAGACAAAGAAACTTATTTATCTGAAGTCAACCCCCTTGATTTAAAAAACTCTGCTGATTTTGTATTACTATATGGAGTTAATGTAGATGATTGTGATATTAAAATTTTTTATGATGATAACAGAAGAAAAGGTAATGCGTGGACAATATCATTAAAAAACAATAAATTTGTTATGTTCCCCTCTACAAACCCATACACAGTTATAAATAATCAAAAAAATAATTTAAATTTTATACAAACAATAACTTATGAACTTATCTAATTATTATTGGTATTTTAAATCTGCCATACCGCCTAAAGTGTGTGATGACATAATTAAATATGGTTTATCTAAAGAAGAAGTTATGGCTAAAACTGGTGGTATAGGTAATAGAAAATTAAAAAAACAAGAAGTAAGAGATTTAAAAAGAAAAAGATTTTCAGATGTTGTTTGGTTAACTGACCCTTGGATATACAAAGAGATTTATCCTTATATTTATAGAGCTAATAAAAATGCGGGTTGGAATTTTGAATATGAAAATTCAGAAGCTTTTCAATTTACAAAATACAAATTAAATCAACATTATGATTGGCATATTGATTCTTGGGAAAAACCCTACGATAAACCTAACAGTAATCAACATGGTAAAATTAGAAAACTATCCATGACCTGTCAATTAAGCGATGGTTCAGAATATGAGGGCGGTGAATTAGAATTTGATTTTAAAAACTATGCTCCCCATATGAGAGATTCATCAAAACATGTTGTACAAGCAAAAGAAATTTTACCTAAAGGATCTATTATTGTGTTTCCCTCATTCGTATGGCATAGAGTACAACCAGTAACGAAAGGAGTAAGATATTCATTAGTTCTATGGACGCTTGGATATCCATATAAATAAAATGGAAAAAGTAGATTATTTTAAAACACCTTTGTGGGTCGAATATAAACCAGAGTTTATTAAACATTTAAATAAAGTATCTAATAAATATATAAAAGAAGCTAAAAAAAGAGATAAAGAATACATTAAAAGATTTGGTGATTTTGGAACAAGCTATCATTCTACACCACTTACTATAGATAATAATTTTAAAGATATAAGAAATTATATAGGAGAAAAAGCTTGGGAGTTTTTAGATTACCAAGGAGTTGATATGTCAAAATATGTTAATCTGTATACAGAGTTTTGGGTCCAAGAATTTGCCAAAAAAGGAGGCGGTCATCATTCAGCACATATTCATTGGAATCAACATGTATCTGGTTTTTATTTTTTAAAGTGTAGCGAAAAAACTTCGTTCCCAGTTTTTCATGAACCAAGAACAGGTGCAAGAGCAACCAAATTAAAAATGAAACCTAATATTGGTATATGTCATGCAACAGAATTAGTTCACTTCAGACCAAAACCAGGAACTTTAGTAATCTTTCCTGGTTACTTAGAACATGAGTTTACAGTAGATCATGGTAAAGATCCGTTTAGATTCATACACTTTAATATACAGACAGTTCCTAAAGAGATGATAAACCATGATTAAGGTTACCGATAATTTTTTAAATGTTGAATATTTTAAAGAAATAAAAAATGTTCTTTTGAGCGATACTTTTCCTTGGTACTACAATAATTGTATTACAGATAAAAACGATCCAAAAAATTATTATTATTTTACCCATGTATTCTACGTTGGTAATTCTGAAAACAGTAATTATTTTTCTATGTGGAGTGATTTTTTAAAAAAAATAGATTGTAAAGGAATTATAAGAATAAAAGCAAGTATGTATTTAAATATTGATAAAAAAAGAAAACATGAAAATCATGTTGATTATAATTTTACACACAAAGGTTGTTTATTTTATATAAATGACAATAACGGAGAAACATACTTTGAAAATAAAAAAATAAAACCAAAAGAAAATAGAGCTGTATTTTTTGATCCACATAAACCACATGCTAGTTCTCTTTGTACAAATCAAAAAAGAAGAATAGTTATAAACTTTAATTATTTTTAATATGAGTTTTAAAAAGAATAAATATACAATTATAAGAAAAGCAATTGATAAAGATTTAGCTACATTTCTTTTTAATTATCTTTCTATAAAAAAACAAGTTCATGACACTTGTAAGAAAGAAAGGTATATTTCTCCTTTTGATCACTCGCTTGGATATTATGAGGACCCTTTAGAAGGACAAGTGGTTAACACCTATGCCTGTTACTCCGATATAGCGATGGAAACATTGTTATTAAAATGCCACTCCATAATGGAAGAAGCAACAGAATTAAAATTATATCCTGCTTATACATATGCTAGAGTATATAAAAAAGGTGATGAATTAAAAAGACATAAAGATAGATTTAGTTGTGAAATATCTACAACCATGAATCTAGGCGGAGATAAATGGGATATATATTTAGAACCATCAGGTAAAGAAGGAATGAAAGGTATTAAGGTGCAACTTAAACCAGGAGATATGTTAGTTTATAGAGGTGAGGATTTAGAACATTGGAGAGAAAAATTTAAAGGCAAGGAATGTATACAAGTTTTTATGCACTATAATGATAGTAAAACAAAAGGTGCTAAAGAAAATATGTTTGATAGACGCCCACACTTAGGACTGCCAAATTGGTTTTGTAGAAAATAATGTGAGCAAAGAAAAAATTAAACCACTTTTTGGACTTCCAATTTATCATAGTTTGATTGATAAAAAGTTGTACGACAAACAAAAAATTTTAAAAACTATTTTAAATAATTTTAAAAAATCACAAGTTAGATCACAATGGAGTAAATCTCTTGAAGGATTTGCTAGTAATAAGTTACATCACGCTCTTAATGATGAATCAAATTCTAAGTTTAAACAACCAGATTATACTTCTTTAATTCCGCTGTACACTAAAGAAATTAAAACTTTTCTTGAGTCCATGCCTATAAAAAAAACTAACTTTAAATTTAAAATAGTTAATTATACTTGCATGACAGCAGGTCACCATATGATGCATCATATTCACACGGAATGCGATTTCTCAGCAATACATTATGTACAATTTGATAATAAAACTCAGGACTCAACTGTATTTACAAATACGAATGATTACCCTAAATTTATTAATGATGTTTATCCTCAAATAAATCAAACTTTTATAGCATCTGAAATAGAAAATTCTTGGGCTCATAAATATTTTAAAATAGTAATTAAAGAAGATGATCTAATTATTTTTCCTGCAATGTTAGAACATTCTGTTCCTAACATTAGATCAGATAAAACTAGAGTAACAATTGTATTTAATATTAAATTATATAAATAAAATGAATATATTAGCAATTCATACGACTCATGATGGATGTATGACTTATGTAAAAAATAATAAGGTTGTATTTCACGCGCAGTTAGATCGATACAATCGATTTAAATATACTACTTTTCCTGTCAAGTCAGTATTTGAGATATTAGATAATATAAAAGTAGACAAAATTTTAATAACATCTTTAGGATCTGGAGCATTACCCTCGACTCCAATATGGAAAGATATGTTGAAAAAAAGTAAATTAAAAAATGTAGAAATAATACTTTATAAAGATGATTATCATCATTTATTTCATGCATACTGTGCTTTAACTTGGAATAAAAAACTTAAAAATATTTTAGTTTGTGACGGCTCTGGTGCCAAGTATGGGGATAATTTAGAACAAGAAAGTTTATATTTTTGTAATAAAAAATTAGAACATATATCTACTGAATCTAACGGAATTGGTATTCGTTATGAGCTGTTTACAAAAAAACATTTTACCCATGAATTAGAATGTGGAAAAACAATGGCTTGGAGTTTATATGATGAAAGACCTGCTAAGATACAAGAGAACTTTGAAAATGAAATGACGAAACTCATGGATCAATGGGATCTTAAAAAAGATATACACTTTACAGGGGGTTGTGCACAAAATGTTTTGTATAATTCTAAAATATTAAATAGAACAAAAAATTTATTTTGTGATCCTTTCAATGGTGATTTTGGAATAAGTTTAGGTGCAGCTAATTTTTATTTAAGAGGGAAAATTAAAAATGACAATATATATTTAGGTGTTCCTCAAAAATTAAATACGGACATTTTTTTAAAACATAAAATTTATAATGTAACTCCGGATGAAGTCGCTGAAATTTTATTAGAAGAACCAATTGCAATATTTCAGTCTAGAAGTGAACAAGGCCAAAGAGGGTTAGGAAACAGATCTTTGTTAATGAGCCCAATACATAAAAAAGCTCACGAAAAAATAAATGCAATTAAAAAAAGAGAATGGTTCAGACCGTTTGCATGTTCAATATTAAAAGAACACGCTAAAGAATGGTTTGAAATGCCAATCGAAGAATCTCCATATATGATGTACGTGTTTAAAATAAAAAAAGAGGGCGTATTACAAACAGGTCTATCTAAAAATAATGACTCTAGAATACAGACGGTTAGCAAAAAAAATAATTTACATTATTATAATTTAATAAAAGCATTTTATAAAGTAACAAAAATTCCTATTGTAATTAACACAAGTTTAAATCTACCAGGAGAAGTTTTAGTTGAGACTATGCAAGACTTAAAAGATCTATTTGATAAGAGTAAATTAAATTATATCTATCTACCTGAAATTGGTAAGATGATTAAGAAAAATAGTTAAAAGCGCTGTCTTTACTTTCTTTTTTAGAATAGTATATAATGCTACCAAAATAATAAAAAGTATATATAGTGAGATATTATGCTACAAAAAATCGGTTTTGCACCTGGAATCAACAAACAAATCACACCAACCGGAGCTGAAGGACAGTGGACCGATTGTGATAATGTTAGATTTAGATATGGAACTCCTGAAAAAATAGGGGGTTGGAGTCAATTAGGAAACGTCAATGAAAATGAACTTACAGGAGCTGGACGTGGATTACATCATTATGTTAATAGTTTAGGTAGAAGATACGCTATAATTGGTACTAATAGAATATTATACGCATATTCAGGTGGTGTATTTTATGACATACATCCTATTAAATCTACAAACACTCTTACAAATGCATTTAGCACGACCAACGGATCAACTGAAGTTAC